CCCCAACCATGTTGTAGACATTCTTCGGACTAACCATGTGCCTAAAATCTGGATCTTGTCGTATAGCGACATAATTTTGAGCCAATAACGACATATGGTGGATTGCTTGATCCCTGTTACCGTGCCCAAGGCCGACATTAACCGATACATTTGCGTTGCCCTTCCATTGTGTTGGATCTATCTGCACCCATTTATTTCTTAGTTTAATCATTTCTGCACGATCCTGATGTTTAATAATCAAACCGTACATCTTCTTAAATATATCTTTAATGCCAGTTTCAGAAAAAATACGAACCATCAGTTCTAACCGAGCATTAGCAGCATCCATTTGTGCATTTGCTGGGCCTGCTTTAGCATTATTCAACACATTAGGATCTATCCCTGTTCTGAACTTTGAAACACCTGTGCGACCATCTCTGATCTGGTCTACATAATTCAACAACTCAAAACTACCGTTAGGCAAAGGTGGAGTGTCTAAGCGTGTTACCGCATTAGGAGTCTTGACTCTAATCACACCACCGGGTCTACTTGTTAGCAAGTCATCAAGGTTAGCCTGACCTTCGAGCATGGTAAAACGCCCGTTATTCAAATTATAAATATTGTCAAGAATGTTTCTAATGATTGTTGATTTTACAATCTGTATGTCCACTACCTTATCTGACAACGACAACCCGTAATATTTATGTGGAATTGGAATGGGGCAAATAGAGGCAAAGGGCTTCTCTTCTATTGGGATATTCTCCAATATTTTATTTCCAGCCTTCGTTATCTTACGTAGCTCTGCGTGTCCGTCACCATCCCAATCCACATTCATATAGCCTTCTGTTATCCAAATCTTTCTCCCTGAATGTGTGTTATTAAAGGCACTATCTCTACTGGTATACGAGTCATCAAAATTATGTCTTGCGTTGGATTCATCATTCCATTCCTGATCGTCTTCCCCTGCCATCTCATCTAATTCATCATCTGAAACATCAGGGAACATGTCTTTAACTTCAGAAATTGTCAGACTCACTCTATGCCCAACAAAATCTGCATCATCTAAACTCTTTGCTCTTTTGGAAACTAATAATTCTTCTGGGGGGATTACTTCAACTCTTACTCTTCCATTCTCTTTTATACGCTCTACAACCACATCGTGGGAACGCATCATTTGCGGCATTTGTCCTTGCATTTGTCCTTGCATTTGCCCTTGCCCGATAACTTCTTTTTCAGTTTCGGTATGCTCCACCACTTCAATTTCTTCATCACTAACCAGTTTAGCAAACGCAAAATCATCAAGGCCACTGTATTCCTCTCTTTCGATCTTAGGTGTGTCATCCCACCATATCTTTGAAACTCCAGTCTTCTCTAACAGGGCATCCTTCGCCATATCGTGTATAATGCTAAACCCGTTATTTCTTTTCTCAAATATATAATTTACATAGTCTGTAGCTTGTTCTGCTTCTTCTTCATCTTCTGGGCCAGTTGCTTCAAATTCTGCTATGCGGTCACTGCCTGTAAATACTTTCATAATATGCGGCATGGCCCATTCAACTACTTCAAATACATCATGGGACACCACTTGAGAACGCCCTTCAACCTCATTACCCAATGAATTACCGTAATAATACTCTACAGCCATACGCCTTTGTTCTGAAAGCTCACTATCATGCCTGCCTATAGCATTGTCTGTCTCCCAGTCAAACATAGACTTTAATTCATCTTCAGTTAACTTCGCCTTTTTATTTTTTGCGTTCACGCTTATCCACCTTTGCTTTTTGTTTAACTGCTTTTGGTTCAACAGTCTTTCTTTTAATCAGGTCTATAATTCCAACTTCGTTTGTCGTGAAGCTCTCGCTGTTACCAAAAATAAGTTCAACCTTGGATTCTAAATCTTTAACACGTTCTTCTAATTCAACTATCTTATAGCTGTCTTTAAGGCTCATGGTACTCTCCTATATTATGGCATATCCTATGACAATTAGCACATAGCATTATGCACTTATTCCACTCTTCCTTAATTTTCTTCCAAGACCTATCCATAGAACTGGAGTTAAGAGTAAACTCCTTCGCTTCGATATGATGAAAATCAAACACTACATCAGGGAATGTTCTTCCACAATCGTTACATCTACTGTTAGACATTTTGACTAACTTAGTTCTACGCTTGGTACGTTTCATTTTCTTCCTCACTTTAGATAATAGTTTCACTTAAACTATACCCATATTGTTATACTCCAATGGTTTGTTAAAGCTACCTCCAAAACTTTGGTAAGCAAAAGTCAGACAAAACGCATCCGCTAAATCCGGGGACTTTAGCCCACGTTTCTTCATATCTTCTTTACTCTCTGCTTGCAGTTTCCCCAAGCTGGTATAAGCAAATTTAACATTAGCCAGTTCATCAATCAGGTCTTCATCTCTAGGCATACTGACTGACATTGTGTCAAACCAGTCACGAGCGTTAAACCATAGTTCATCTCTTAATCGATTGTAGAGATGTTCCACTGCTGGCCTTTCTGCGACATTGACTCCCCTAACAGGTAGCCCCATCTCCATGAGTCTATCCACCACGCCACTCCCCAGTCCAATCGAATCCACCAATATTTCCGTGGGCCTTTCGTTAGGATGTATTTCTGTTTTTTTGTATTTACTGGCGATAATTCCACAGGTCTGCATAAGGTCTTTGCCTCGCCATGATTCGACCTTACCAACAATTCTCCTGCCTTTCCTAATACATAAAGCGGTACTGTCCGAACCAAATCTGGCAACGTCTAACCCCCATACAACAGGTTCATCATCTGGAATTTCTATTTCTCTTTCTACACTCCCTTCTAACAAAGACAATGGCATAATGCTGTCATCATCATCTTTTGGGAACTCACCTAAAACACGCACACGATAGATATTGCTGTCTACACCATACTTTTCCTTCATTTGTTCTACATACTTGGTGCTGACCTGTTTACTGTCAGTACATGAGACTTGCATGGTAGTCCAGTAAGAACGCATCTTGTTAAACGCATCAAAGAAATAACCTGATGTTCTGGTAGGGTTGCCTGCTAGGAAGGTCTTCGCTCCTGTGGTAGACATCGCACCTTCACCTACCTCAAAGATAATAGGCTCAATACCTGATGCTTCATCCACCATAAACAGCATGTTTTCTGAGTGAAAGCCTTGGAATGCTTCGGGAGTTTCTTTCCTCGCTGTACGAGCGACAGCAAATGATTCACTAGGTGCGGATACTAATTCCACTCTGTCGTTCTTTATAGACAGAAGAGACTTTAGCCCCACGGGTAGTTTCCTGTACCACTTTGCGATTTCGCCCCACAAAACATCGGACAACTGGTGCCCAGTGGGTGCTGTACAAGCGACTTTTGCGGGATATCTGGTTAATAGCCACCATAAGATAATCCAACTTTCCAGAGCAGATTTACCGACACCATGTCCTGACTTAACGGCAACACGATCATTATTCTTAATAGCAAGCATGGCCTTTTTCTGCCATTCTTCTGGTTCGACACCCAAGGCTTGAGTTACAAACCTGTAAGGACTGTCATACCAAATCTTTAGTCTTTTCCTGACATCTGCGTTTGAATCAACTGCATTAGCATCAGTTGAGGACAATTTCACCACTATCATCAAACTCCAAAGGTTCTACATGATCGTTTAAAAAAGCAGGCATACCTTCCCCGTTATAAGAACCAAGGATATTGTAATGAAAAAACTCTAATGCTTCATCTATAGACATACCATCACGCTTCATCATAATCCCAAGGATCTTTTCCGTGCTGTAAAGTATACTTTCACCTCTGCCATAAGAAGTAATAGTCCCTACCACAGCTTCGTCAAAACCGTCAGCAGTCATCATCTGCAGTGTCCTCTAAAGGAGTGACATCAACGATATCAGCACTATTGATCTGCTTTAACGCTTCTACAAAATTAACCTGTACTGTGTTTTCCTTGTGAAGTTCTTTTGGTATGATACTTGCTACCATCTTACAAAATGACATAGGATCTTTTTCAGCAGCACGATCCAACAAATTCATCCCTCTGGTTGTGCCGTTAGCTCCGTTAGTACGCTTGTTCCAATAAGAATGAATATCTTCCAAGAAGTTATTAGATAACTTGTTTCTGGCACCACGAGGTCTGCCTTTTCTATTGGGCTTTAAATTGCCTACCTTGACTATTTTATCTTCTGACATAATTACAAAGAGTTGTGTTTAAAGTGTTGTTTACTGAAAATGGATGGAATGTCTTATCCGGGATTAAAAAATACATACAGGTTTCGCATTCCCAACATTCTCTAGTAGTTAAATAATAAGTTGGATCACTAGAATGTGGGCATGTACTGAATATATAAGTATCTGGGTCTCCAGAATCAAATGGATACTCAATGCTGCAATCTCTTACTAAACCGCTATCTACCATAGGACAAACAAACGCTTTGTCTACAATCTTGTCACTATGATAATCCCAGTAAACAGTTACACTTCGAGGGACTTGTTCCACCTTAAAAAAGTAAATACCCTTGTTAGGTAATTCGCCCATGTACATTTCGTTTGATTCTGCTACTACTGCACAGCTAATCGCTACTAGAATCGTTAAACATATCCACCTGACGTTCATACTTTTTAATAGTGTGTTCGGCATTCATTACCCATTCACTTAAATTAACAAACTCTATCCTATCTATAGACCTGCGATCACCATCAGCTTGCCATTCTACATAAGGCAACGCAGACATAGGATACTTCTTAGCGACCGTTACGGTTCCTACGCAACCACCAAGCCATAGGGTTGCCACGCATATCACTAACATCCTTCTTAAGCTGTACATCCGATTCATTATCCACCTCGTTCAATTTCTTAAGATGTTCCATTGTGTTTTCAGCTATTTTACTTTGCAGGACTGATTGTGCATCTTTGCGTATTGTTCTGTAAATCAAGCCAAGTACAACAAGTGCCCCAAGTACCGCCCATGCTGTTCCCATCTTAGTAACCTCCCCCAGTTCCTTTCTTCTTATTTATGCTTTTACGCATTTTCTTAGCGGCTGCTTTACCTTTTTTTGTATATGGCAATTTAATCTTTTTACCTTTTTTTATTACT